CTGGATGAATCCCCACACCTGCTGAATGGCCGGCTGCAGGGTGTTCGTCCAAAACGCAGAGAGAGCCGCGATTGCCACGGGGATGTTCTCCGCGAGCCAGGTCCGCACAGCCTCAAAGATCGGCTGCAGGAACGCCCAAACCGCCGCGGCCTTGTCCTGGATTCCGCCCCAGTTGTTCGTCCAGGCCTCGTACAATAGCGCCACCACCGCCGCGATCCCGAGGATGATCGCGATCGCCGGCAACCAGGGCGTGATCGCCGCGATCCCCGCCTGCGCCGAGGTGACGGCGAATACCCCCAGCGCCACCCCCAACGCCACCAGCACGCCGACTATTACTCCCTGGTGTTCCTGGAGCCACGAGACCACGCTCTGGAAGGCCGTTACTACCTTTGGGATCGCCTCTTCCGCGTACCCCGCCAGCCGCTGGATCCATTCGATGGCCCGCTCCAGCCACGCCTGGAACGCGTCGCTCTGCACGAACTCGTTGACCTTGCCCATGAGCTTGGTGATCACCGGCAACAGCGCTGTTCCGATCCTGGCCCTCAGGTCGCCAAATGTAGCCTTGAGGATCCGCTGCTGGTTCGCCAACCCATCCGAGGCGCGCGCAAAGTCCCCCTGGGCGAGCGCGGTCTGCTCCATCACCAAAGCGTAGCTGGCCTGTGCTTTGGCCGCTGCCGTGATAGCGCCTTCACCGTCCCACAGCCCCATCTCAAGCGCTCGCGCCTCGATCGTTGCCTGGTTCAGGTTCACGCCTAACGCCTTGAGCGGCTCCGTTTCCCCCGTGAGCCCCGCCCGCAGCTTTTCGAGCACCACGCCCGGATCCATGTTGTTAAAGCTGGCCAGGTCCGCCGCCAGCTCCACCAGCCCCATGGACATATCCGCCGAGGCCTCTTCGCCAATCTGCATCGAGCGGAACAGGTTCCCATAGGTGCCGGTAGCTGCCAGCGCCTCTTCGCGCGTCATCCCCATAGCTGTCGCCGCGTCATCGGCCCAGGAGATGATGGCGTCGCCCTGCTCGCCGAATACGACCGTATTCTTGGACACCGTCTCCGCCAGGTCGCTCGCCGGTCCGATGGAGGACGCCAGGAACGCTCCGGTGGCGACTGCCGCTATGCCCAGCCCGGTCGCCACCCCCCCGCCGATCGCGCTCAGCTTTTTCACAATCGCGCCGGAGCGTGTCCCCGCGGCCTTTTCCGCGTCCTCCAGGCCCTTGTGATACCCGGTCGCGTCGAGCCCCAACTTGGCGAGTAACGTAAACAGCGTGGTGCCTGCCACCTATCCCCCTGCTTCCAGCGCCGTCATCCACATCCCTGCGTTCGCCAGCATGGCTTCATCCGTCGGCTTTTCCGGGGCGTCCCAGCCCCAGCCGGGGATCAGGTCCGCCAGGCGTACGTGTGGCTTGTCTGCGGGCGTATTCACATCCGCGATCATCTTGTTGATCAGTGCCACGAGTACGTCCAGGCGCCGATCACCGATCGGCTCCATCTCATCGTACGCCTGCCATTCGACGTACTCGCTGGCCGACATGTGCGAGAGACCCCATTCAACGCTTGGCCATCCCAGCGCGAGCGCTAATCGGAAGGCGAATCGTCGCTCGGGGTCTCTTCTGAGTTTCCCGAAAGCTCCTCCACCTGCTCATCGGAGAGCCCTGAGAGCCGCTGCGCCACTTCAAAGATCGGCTGCAGCGCCCGCGCGCTCTTTCTGGCCAGCAGGCTCAGCTCGCTGTCCGAGAACATTCGCCGTCCCTGTTCGTCCACGATGCTCATGGCGCACAGTCGCACCTGCAGGTCCTCCAGGCGCGTACGGTTGCCTCCCTTACGCTGATCCACCAGCATGGCCATGAACTGTCCCCGCTCCCGCGCTGTCAACCCCCGCACCAGCACAGATCCGCCCCACTGCGGCACCTCCACCTCTTCGGTGGTCAGGTCCTGCGCCGCGCTCACCTGCTCCTTCGTCAAAAGTCCCATGGGCCCATCCTCCCTGATCTGTCTTCTGCCGTATCCTATGCCAGCGTCATGCTCCCCGTGGGCTTGAGCTTGCACGCCGCGGTCAGCTTGCCGTCGTGCGGCGCGCCTGGCTCAAAGCCGCTCACAAAGGCACTAAAGGCCCACACCGTGCCCCCTGGCGCAGGCACCGGGAACACCACCTCGAAATCTGTGAGCTGTTGCGTCCGCAGGGCCATCGGCAAGCCCGTCGCGTCGTCGTGCGCGGCGTCCTCCGGGTCATAGTTGATCTCCAGCGAGATCTCTCCCGTCCGCACAATCGTCCCAACCACTTCCTCATAGGCCCCGGTCGAGTTGTGCGCCGTCACATCCTCCGTATCCAGTGACAGTGCCGGCCCCATGAGCGCCGTCACCCCGCCCACATCGGGGAAATACGCGACATGTCCGTCCGCCGTCGCATGTGGGATCTCCTCTGCCACCGTGATCACCGTGTTCGGCGCCGAGTACGTGGCGTCCCCATCGCAGACGTACTCGCCATCGTTCCCGGTCGATCCCACCACGCGGAACGCAACGCCGTCGGTAAAGATCGCCCGCCAGTCCCCGGGGATCGTGAACGTGTCGTTCACCTGGGATACCGCACCGATCGTGCGGGTCAGGTCCATATCCGACATCAACAACCGTGTGCCGAACGCCGCGTATCCAACCATGCCTAAGCCTCCTTACGGCGCCGTAACCACGCCGGTCGGCTTGATCTTGACCGAAGCGGTCAGCTTGCCGTCGTGCGGCGCCGAAGGCTCGAAGGACGTCACAAAACCGCTAAAGGACCAGGCACCCAGCGGCCCGCCCAGGGTCCAGGCCACCGGAGCCCGTGCGATCAAAAGCGCCAGCAGGCCGTTGGCCGTGTTCTTGTGCGTCGCCTCCGTGGGGTCATAGTTGATCTCAAGGGTCCACTCTGGGCTGCGCAGGATCGTGGCCACCGCCTCCTCAAAACTGTCCGTCGAGTCATGGCTGGTCACGTCCTCCGTGTCCAGCGTGATCCCGCCCCCCGATATGGTCGTCACATTCGCAATGGCCCCACCGGGGCCGGTGATCGTCGTACCAAATGCCGCCTTACCAGGCATCGTTCACCCCTTTCTGCCGCTCAGGCAATGATGAGTCGGCTCCACCAGAGCGTATATTCCAGTTCCACATGCCATACCCCCGCCTCCGGCACCGAGAGATCCCGCTGGATCTCCGGCAGCGCCACCCCGCTTGCCCAGGCATCCATCGCCCCTCGCACATCCTCGGCCAGCCCCTCGGCATCGTCGGCATCCTCGGCGTAACAACTGATCTGATAGTGCGGGTGCTCCAGCCTGGCGTCCCCGTCATGGGCGTACTCAAAGCCCCCATCGATCCGCACGTACACGATGGCCGGCAGCGTGAACGGTTTCGGCAGCCTGCCTCGATACACCCGGGGCGCCCCCGGCCCGCCCACCGCCGCAATCCCCGAGAGGGCGTTGTACACCGCCGAGCCCAGCGTGCTCATGCCTCCCCTTCCTGCAGCAACGCCTTGAGCACCGTCACGAGCTCGTGCTTCATTGCCGCAAGCTTTTTGTCCCAGGCCGGGCGCAGATACGGGTGCGCCGGGATTACGACCACCCGCCCGATCGGATTCCCCCAGGCCTTGGCCGTTTCCGCGGGGATCACCGCCCCGAACTCCTGATACGGCCCGTATTCCACGTCCGTCCCCACCGCCCCCTCGACGTATCTCTCCTCTTCCTTGACGATCTTACTGTGGATGCTCTCCGCCAGCGTCGGCGTGCGTTTGGGCGCCAGTCGCGCCGCCTCGTTCTGCACCAGGTTCAGTGCCGCCAGCACCGCCGTGGAGAGCGTCTCCCGCCGGGCGTTGCGGTCCAGCCGGTCAAAGGCCCGCTTCATATCTGCCAGCCCCACCATCTCCGCCCGCACCCTGTCCGTCATGCCACGCGCCTCACCTGCAGCCGAGTCATCACCCCGGAGCCGTCGCCGGCCACTGCCTGGATCTCGTAGGCCCTCGCCCCGATTACGGCTCGCATGTGCGGCGCGATTCCCTCGTACCGCCCTGCCAGCGTGATCACCTCCGTGGCCTCCGCATACGTCAACCCGTCTTCATGTACGGTACGTCCCGTCACCGGCGATACGCGACAGGGGATGTCGCTGCACCCCGCCACCGTGTTCCACGGCGCCGGCGATATGCTGCCTTCGGTGTTGGTGTTGCTCGCCAATTGGATCGTGCAACGCTCCGGGAAGGCCGCCGCCAGCGCCGTCAGCAGCCGCGGGTGCGCCGGCCAGTTGGTCGCCATTACCCTCTCAGCCCTTCGTTAATCAACCGCTCGCGTAGCCCAAAGTCCGTCACCACCATCTCGGCCCAGTCAAAGTACCCGCTGGCCTTCCCGATCGCTTCCTCGGCCTGGGCCCGCAGGATCGCTGCCCGCTTCAGGAGTGCCTCGGCCACCGCCCGCCCGTCCGTCTGGACGTCGAGCAGCCGCATCACCTTGAGCACCAACGCCTGGTCCGCCGCGATCGTCTCCAGCGCCAGCGCCGCGGCAGAGCGCACGTCGCCCTCCAATGCCAGGAAGGCGCCGATCTCACAGTCGTCGAATACCGGCGCATCGATGTCCCGATCCGGGATCAGTAGCCTCACGCGGCCTACGTCGGTCGCCAGGTCATAGGTACTCGTCACGGCTTTCTACCTCACTTACGGCCTGCCGGCCGGCTATCCTTCCGGCAGGCCATGATTCACGGATCAGGATCAGGGCGCCTGGTGAGCGTAGGCATATCGCGGATCGAGCGGCGATCCGCCGATGCACAGCCGCACGCGCATCATGATGTTGTCCGTGTCGAAATCCCCGCCGAACGGATCCATCAACTGCCCGCCCAGCGTCACCTTGTTCGACGCCTTCATGCAGATCTCCGGCGCCTCGTGCCCGCGGAGATAGTCCACCTGGCCCCAGCGGCCCTCGGAGGCGTCTGCGAACAGGTACCAGGTCGTATCGGCCGTGGCCGAGGCGTCCACCACGGGCAGCATCGGGTCCACATGCAGCTGCAGGCCCATCTGTGCCACCACGTTGGTCGTGGGCAAGGGCACATACGTTGGGACAGCGGCGTTAGCGCCACCGGTCGTGTCTACCTGCTGCACGAATGCACTGGTCAGAATCGCCCTGGCCGCGAACTCGAGCTGCGGGGGCACCACCAGATGCGCCGCACGGATGCCCAGCGGCCGCCCCTGCACATCGGTCTGCGTGGCCATCAGCTGCATCGTGATCTGCAGGTTGCCGATGGTCAGCGGCAGCACGCCGAGGTTGGTCACGTTCTGGCCGTCCGCCGCGTCCACGATCGGCGCTCCGAAAAGCAGCGGGTTGGGGCCCGCGGCTGCCGCATAGATCGAGGTGGCCACCCACGCCTCGGTGAACAGGGCCGCGTTGGAGAAACGGCGAGCGTTGTCGTCAAACGCACCCATCGAGTCGTTGATGATCGCCTCCCAGGACACA